ATATTAGACAGTATCGAAATAAGTTTAAAGAATCTTATGGTGAGATTGTTGTCTGTGGAGATGGTCGTAAGAACTGGAGAAAAGATGTTTTTCCAAACTATAAGGCACAACGAGCAAAGAGTAGACAAAAATCAGATGTTGATTGGGGAGAGGTCTTTCGGATAATCTATTTGGTGTTCGAAGAACTATCAGAGAACTTTCCATATAAAACATTATTGATTGAGAACTGTGAAGCGGATGATATCATTGCAAATCTTGTAGAATACACACAAGAGTTTGGTAAAAACGAACCTGTGATGATTGTATCGTCTGATAAAGACTTTGTTCAACTTCAAAAGTATGACAATGTAAGTCAATATTCACCCATGAAAAAACAGTTGATTGTTGAGAAGAACCCACGTAGACAACTACTTGAGTTGATCTTAAAAGGCGATCAATCTGATGGTGTGCCTAATGTTTTATCACCTGACAATAGTTTTGTTGATGGTATTAGGCAGACACCATTACGTCAAACTGCTATCGAAAAACTTACAGAGGATTTGAACGCCTTGGGTGAGGCAGTCTATAGGAACTATTGTCGCAACAAAAAACTTATAGATTTATCAGAAGCACCCGAATCCGTAAAATCAGAAATACTAAATACCTTTGAAGAACAGGATAGATGGAGCAATAGAAGCAAAGTGTTTCCATTCTTAGTTGAGAAGCGTTGTAGAATGCTGATAGAAGATGTAGAGGATTTTATTTGAGATATGGTTAATAAAACAACATATTATGTATTTGAGATTTTAGAAAAAGCTGCCGCCGCTAAGACACGTGCAGAGAAAATAACTTTACTTAAAAATCATAGTAACAACTGGGCGATGAAGGACGTACTGAGAGGTACGTTTGATGATGCAGTGCAATGGAACTTGCCAGATGGTAAGCCACCATACGAACCAGCAGAAGATAGATCACATCCATCTAATCTATCACAACACAACAAAAAGTTTGCATACTTTATTCCTAATGGGCCTGGTGCAAAGATGCCAGCCGTAAAACGTGAAAAGATTTTCTTAGATATTTTGGAGACAGTACATCCAAAAGACGCAGAACTTCTTGTGGGCATGATCAATAAGAAAATGCCTATCAAGGGTATCACAAAGAAACTAGTACAGGAGGCATTTCCAGACTTAATCTTACGTTAACTTCAACAAGGAGAACTTATGTCGCAAATCCAACTTGAAAGACTTAGAAAAGACCTATCAGAGTTAGAAGAATATATAACAAAAATAAAAAAGAGGGGCAACATGGACCTAGTATCTAAACTCAAACGAAAACACGAATTTCTAAAATCAAAGTTGGCAACAGCATAAAGGAAAAATCGGGGTTGGCTCTTGTCAACCCCACTAAAAAAGGTTATAATAATGCCTACGTACACAATGATTCATAATGAGACAGGTGAAGAGAAAGATATGATTCTTTCACTATCAGAAAGAGAACAGCTTCTAAGCGAAGGCGAATGGAAGCAAAAACTAACAACCGCAAAGTTTGTATCACAACACGGCTCCACTCTCAGTAAGACTGATAATGGATGGAAAGAAGTATTGAGTAGAGTGAAATCAGGATCTTCAAAGAGCAACACAATCAATGACTAAGAGAACTAAAACTCTGAATAACACTATGCACGTAAAGATTGATGATTTACTGCAATACGATCCGCTTACTAAAAATCAGGAAGATGCTTACACTGCTTGGGATGAAAGCAGTAATCTTGTACTAACAGGAACGGCAGGTACAGGTAAGACATTCATGGCATTATACTTGGCACTTGAAGATGTATTGGCAGCTGCGGAGTATGAAAAACTGATCATTGTTCGATCAATGGTTCCTACACGAGAAATGGGATTCTTACCTGGTGCAAAGGAAGAAAAAGAAGCCGCTTTCACTGCACCTTATAGAGCAATCTGTAACGAGTTATTTGGTGATAAAAACTCATATAACAAGATGGTTACTGCTGGTCAAATCCAGTTCGAATCTACCTCATACATTCGTGGTGCTACATTTGATAACGCTATCATTGTAGTTGATGAAATGCAGAATCTAAACTTCCATGAGTTGGATTCTGTTATCACACGTGTTGGGAGACATAGCAAGATTATATTCTGTGGAGATTACAAGCAAAGTGATTTTAAATATGATGACGAAAAAAACGGTATCATAAAGTTCTTACAGATCGTAGAGCAACTTAAAAACTTCACGATCATCAACTTCGGATGGGAAGATATTGTTCGATCCGATTTTGTAAGAGATTACATTATGACAAAAGAAATGCTAGGTTATTAGGAAAGGCACATGGCAAAATATTCTAGACACGATCCCCGCAACAAAAAACGTGGTAAGCACAAATATCAATCTTTGGATAAGGACATTCGTATTCGTGAAGTTCTTGGTGGCGACACCAAACAAGTCTTAAATGAAGTGATGTATGATGATGAGTATGATTATGACGAACTCGACAATCAGCAACTCCAAGGGTAGTCTACCTGATCACGTACATATATTTAAAGTAGAAGATCACGATTATTATAAACCAAGACTACTTGAGTCTATTCAAAAGATGATAGACGATAATAATATCCAACTTAACGAGAAAGGGTATTATTACGACTTCAATATACCAAAGGCTCCAAGAACTTATGATAAGTTAGTGAATCAAGTGTTATATCCATATGTTTCAGAGTTGAGTGAAATGTATGGATTACGATATGATAAACATTCAACATACTGGTTTCAACAATATTTACAAAGTTCTGATTTTGGATGGCATCAGCACAGTGGTCATTGGGCTTGTGTGTATTATCTTGAACTTCCAGAAATGTCTGAAGTAACTGAGTTCTTAAACTATGGTCAGTTTGATGTAGAGGAAGGTGACGTTATTTTCTTTCCTACCTTTTTAGTGCATAGATCACCTACCATAAAAAGTAATCTGCGAAAAACTATAATAGCTACTAATGTGGATTTTAGAGTTGACCGAAGAATGATTGAGAGATATGGCGAAGAATATTTTAAACATTGATGATAGTTATTTACAGTATCCAAAGGATAGTTGGGGTGGGACAGATATTTCAAATCCAGAAATGGTAACACCATGGATTGAGATACAGGATATCATAAATCCCAAAAAAGTTATTGAGATTGGTATGTTTGCAGGGCATGCATCATTAGTTATGATGAATGTATTCAAGAACCTAGAGTCCTTAGTGAGTTATGATCCAAGTGATGTGTCAGAACGTAACGCAAGACAAATCAAAAAATACTATCCGCAACACACATTCTATAGAGAAGCTATTTGGGGAAACGAAAATCGTCATACGGATATCGATCTTATATTTGTAGATGGTCAACACGATGGACCAGCGCCATATAAAGATTTTCAATCTTGTATGAAGATAAAACCGAAATATATTCTTGCGGATAATATTGAAAAACCTGATGTGAGGATCGCAACTAAACTTAGACATGGACTTTGGGATGTTAAGTATGATCCAATATATTATTTTTACACGAACACCAAGTACAGTAGTGTAAAAAAATGTGTGATGAAATCACCTGGTATTATGTGTTTATTTAAAATGGAAGGTAACTATGACACTTGAAGAAGCACTAAACAAACGTTATCAATGGGAATATTTGGTAAGCTATCGCAAAACATTTGACTTACCTAGCTATGATGGAACTATAGATAATCTAAAGCATTTTATTGAAAACGGTCACAAGAATAACAGGTTCCGTAAAAACTTTGATGAAGCTATAAAACTAGCAAAAGAGATTGTCACTTATTATGAGCAACCTATGGGAACATTGGATAAAGAACTGGCGTGACAATCACGGTTTAGATACTATAAGATGGAAAACCACAGTTGGGATCGGTGACAGTATGTATGGTCTCAACATTGCGTATATGAGAGCATTCGCAAATCAGAAACCCACAAAGTTTCAACTGCATTTCTTTCATGACAAAGACTATGTTCATCACTATGAAGATCCTGAGAGTGTATTTAAAAGAGTCGAATACATTCGCAATCGTTATATGTGGAAAGATATAGTAGATGTTGAATATGTTTTTAACAGTGACGACTACGCATTATATAAACAGTTCTATCAAGGTATTACTCGAAGAAAGGACTCAGAGTTATATCGATATTGGGCGCTGGACCCTACAATAGATACCACACCTCAATATGGTAAGCTTGTCATTTGGAGACCAACATTCAATATGGCGCAACAACTGTCAAACGACAAAATGCTATTGCTTGATTGGGAATGGGACAGACTTTTAGATAGGCTCAGAGACTTTGGATATTATGTCGTAGAGATAGACTACAGAACTCAAATAAGCGAAGCACTATATCATATTAGAACCTGCGAGTGTTGTATATCATACGAGGGCATGTGGCATTATATAAGTAAAAACTTATTCAAACCACACATAGTCATAGGCACATCGTCTATATCTACGTGGCATACCCCTGCCGCTATAGTAACAGAGAATGGCTTCTATATAGATAGAGACCTCAAAAAACTAGAATATACAATCGAGGCAGCAACAGAAAAAGTAGAGAACTACAAGAAAGTTTTCTTTAGATTTGTGAATGGATTTTAAATGCATATTGATAGAGCAGTAATCGAAATACAAGGTGGATGTAACTATACATGTCAGATGTGTCCACAAACACACCCTGATGGAACGACAGGCGCACGTGGTAAAGACTGGATGCGTAAGATGCCGCTTCCAGAGTTCGAGAGATATGTCGCAGAATGTGCAGAGGCAGGGTTGAATGTCGTAAATCTTGATGGGTCTGGCGAAGCAACGATTTCTTTAGACTTGCCTGAGTATATTTCTGTCGTCAAGAAGTATGGTGCACAAGCAGTAATATTCTCGAATGGTTATCGCATGAACGGTAACTTTATGCAAGAATGTGTGGACGCAGGGCTTGACTTCTTTAGGTTCTCTATCATTGGATATGATTACGACACATATAAAAAATGGATGAATAGCGAAAACTTCTATAGAGTTATCTCTAATCTACATGAGATGAAGCGTTATGTTGTTCGTAGTAAATCAGACTGTGTGGTTGCAACCTATCACTTAATATTGGATAATGATAATATTGATTATGAAGTTGAACAGTATTGCAAGATCGTGAAGTCAGCCAATGTCTCTACTGAGATTTGGAAAATGCATAACTGGAGTGGTGTCTATGACCCCGACTATGAGAGAGAAGGTGCAAAGAAAACTTGTGGTCGTCCATTCAGTCCAGATATTGTAATCCGTGCAGGTGGTATCGGTGGTGCCACAGGCGCAGTGCATCCATGTTGTCAAGTTTTAGGTAGAGATGATGAGGCAGTTTTGGGTCATGGTAGTATAAATACTCTAAACGAAATATGGTACGGTGATAAATATAATAAACTAAGAAAGCAGCATGAAATGGGAGACTACCCAGATTTCTGTAAAGACTGTGACTTTTTAGTTGATGACCCTGAGGTTTTAGTGTATACTAACCATGGGCGTGAAAACTATAAGATGTATGGTACAAAATTCAACTTGGACGATTACAGATGACCGCTGACATAAAACACTTAAGCAAACTCACAAATATCTTTGTCATGTATGACTGGGAAAACTTTGATGATATGGAAGCACGTGATGTTACGATTGATAACTTTGAAAGTTTTGGTTACACTAACATTTTTCCACGAAAGTATTTAACTTTAGAAGAAATACAGAGAGAAGAAGTTCCGTTTGTGAATGTAGATTCTGATGTGTTATCAGTTTTAGAAATACGTCAATGGTATACCTTTATTGGAATCCTAATGAGAATTAGAGCCTTTTCACAACTCGATCCAGTGCTAGTATCTTTTCCTGGTCCTGCTCTTAACAGAGACATTGTTAAAATCCCAGAGTATGAGCGTATTCCAGCGGCGGTTGTTATCATTTCTCCTGGTTTATATTTACTTAATGCAAAAAGAGCATCTGCTATGTTACGTAGGATTTATAGTAGAAGCGAACAGTTTCAAGAACTTGGTAAAATCCAAGACTCCGTAAAAGATTATTTGGAAAACTCATCTGTTAAACTGGTAGATATATTGAACTCTTGACATATAATATTAGAATGATATCGATGACATCACATCCTATATCTAAGATGTATGTCAGAGAAGTGATGCCAACATGGAAAGGTTATAATGTAACACAGTTTGAAGCTGTTACACCAAAAGACTTGGTTTATAAAAATAAACTTGACTTCAAAACAAAAACCACAGGCAAGAAAAGAGAGTTTACTTCTACAGAAAAAGCCGTTTGGTATAGTCACTTTGAGTTGTGGTGTGAGTGTATCGTCAAAGGTCCACTTATTGTTGTTGAGCATGACGCTAAGTTATTGAAACCTTTGCCTGACATGAAGGATGAGGGATACAAGTTTCTGGCATTTATGAATAGGGATTATGGCAGAAAGGGTAAGTTTATTACTCCTGGTGTTGCATACTACATCACGCCACCTATTGCAGAGAGACTTGTTGCACAAGCGGTATCCAAACCAATAACACAAAACAGTGATGGTCATTTGTCTGTTGTGATGAACTGGAATCGACAAGTGAAAATGAACGATTATTATTACGTTGAACAGATTAATTTTGACGGTCTAAATACAATAGATCACAAAAACGTAAATAGAAAATTTATAGGTCCAGATTATGAAAACTTTGATATACCAAGTCTACACAGGCAAGCGTAAAAATCTATATGACTTTTGCACAGCATCAGTAAAAGCATATGCAGATAGAATAGGTGCAGACTACATTTGTCAACGACAACCTATTCTTATGATCAGACCTGATCCTTTCAGTACAAATCGATCCAATGAATCTTATATGAAGTATGGTGGGTTCTTACCTATCTATGAAAAAGAAAATGCGTTTGCCTATTTTCGATCATATGACAAGATTGCATTGATTGATGGGGATATCTACATTCGTGAAGATGCTCCAAATATCTTTGATCAGATTGATGACAACTACGACTTTGCAGGTGTTATCGAAAGAGAAATGCCATTGGGTCAAAAGTATCTACAAAAAATCACAAACTATTCTCGTATGCAATATGGCACAATCAAGAACGTTGATTGGAAGTGGAACAAGTATGGTGCTGAGTTCTTTAATATGGGTATGATGCTCATGAATAAGTCCATGGGCAAATATTTGAATGGTGAGACACCTGCACAGTTCTTACGCAGACCACGATTTAAACCATTCATTGATGGTCTTGGTCCATGGAAATGGTCAACAGATCAAACACTTCTTAATACATGGGTACGTGAAGAAAAGATGCGATTGAAGCATTTGGATTGGAAGTGGAACGGTTTATATAACGCTGTTCCGAATGAAAAGCTACACGAAGCTTATTTCATTCATTTCTTTCATAAGACAGTTCTACCCATGGAAGGTGAGAATATTGAAGAACTAGCAAAGCTAGTAAACATTAAGGATATGAGATGAGATTTCTTGAGATTGCAGGGTCAAAGCAACGTGGATTGAACTGGGATGCAGT